CTTGAGCGAATCGCGAACGCCATGGAGGCCAAGCCATGAGCGTCTTCATCGACTCCCAGTGCGACCTGCCGCTGTTCACGCAGCGAGCACCGAGCGTCAACGGCTCAATCACCTCGGCCAAGGCGGCCGACTCGCTCGGGCCGGCGACGTTGAACGCGATGCAGCGGCGCGTGCTCGAGCTGCTCGCGGCAACGCCTGACGGGCTGACCGACGAAGAGCAGCAGACCCGTTTGGGTATGAACCCGTCCACGCAGCGGCCACGGCGGATCGAACTTGCACGGCGTGGTCTGGTGGTTGAGGCCGGGACCAGGCGGACGGCGTCAGGGCGGATGGCCACGGTGTGGAGGGTTGCGTGATGGCGAAGCCGCAGTGGCTGCAGGACAAGGAACGCGACGGCCTGGCGGAGCGCAAGGCCAAGTACGAGGCGACGCGAGATCTCGACTTTGAGGAGTGCGTGATTGCCTACTGCAACTGGCGAGCGGACGGGCACCAAGGCTCGTTCGATTTGTTCAAACGCGATTGGTACGCGAGACGCGGGAAGGTGATTTGACGTGTGTGCCACGGTAGGCACTGGTTCAGAACACAACGCAAGGAGGCACACGTATGCCGCAGGTTTTTGAAGACATCATCGTTGACGCCGAGTTCGCCTCACTGATTCCGCCGCTGTCGGCGGAAGAGCGGCAGCAGCTGGAAGAGAACATCATTGAGCACGGCGGTGCACGCGACCCGCTGGTGGTGTGGGTTCCATCTGAGTGGACTCCAGACGGATGCGCTAAGCCGCTTTCCTACAGCAATCCAGACAGCATTGACGATGGGTCGCTGGATAGTTCTTTAGCCGGCGAGCCTGCCTGGTACGGCGACGACGGCGACACATACTTCCGTGAAGATTGGCCTCGCACGCTGCTCGACGGCCACAACCGCTACGAGATCTGCACGCGGCTGGGGCTGCCGTTCGACATCGAGGAGATGTCGTTCAAGAACCGTGACGACGCTGCTGACTGGATGGATCGAAACCAACTGGGCCGCAGGAACCTTCACCCGGATGCGTTCACCCTGCTGCTCGGGCGGCGATACAACCGCGCAAAGAAAGCCGAAGGCGGAAGGACTGGCCGCGATTTTGGGGTGGAAAAAGTTGCCACCCCAAAGACGGCAGAAAAGATCGCACGGGAACATGGCGTCAGCGAAAAAACGGTTCGCAACGCAGGCAAGGTTGCCGAGGCCGTAGACAAGCTCAAGGCAGTCGACCCTCAGATTGAGCGACGGGTTGCATCAGGAACGGCCCCCGCAAGGGCTGCCGTCGTCAAGGCCGCAGCCCTGCTCGAGAAAGCCCCAGAACGGGCGCGTGAAATCATCGAGGGCCAGAAGAAGATGGCCGACGTGATCCGCGAAGAAAAGCGTGCGGAGGTTGTCGCGAAGCTGGAGAACGTCGAGGCCCGCAAGGCAAAGGAACTTGCAGGTCAGTACGACGTGATCGTTATCGACCCGCCGTGGCCTATGGAAAAGATCGAGCGAGACGTGACGCCAGAGCAGGTTGCGTTTGAATACCCAACCATGCAGGAGTCAGACCTCGCGGCGATGAAGATGCCTGCGGCAGACGATTGCCACCTATGGCTCTGGACCACGCATCGCTTCCTGCCGATGGCGATGCGGCTACTGGATTCGTGGGGATTTAAGTACGTCTGCACTTTTGTCTGGCACAAGCCTGGTGGATTCCAGCCGTTCGGCCTGCCGCAATACAACTGCGAGTTCGCTATTTACGCCAGGCGTGGCACGCCTCAGTTCATCGACACCAAAGCCTTCCCCGTCTGCTTTGCAGCATCACGCGGGAAGCACAGCGAGAAGCCAGAGGATTTCTACGACGTTGTGCGCCGCGTCACCGCTGGCCGCCGCATTGACATCTTCAATCGCAGAAAGATTGAAGGATTTGATGTGTGGGGAAAGGAGGCCGACTAATGACGGCAACCTATAGGCGGCAGCGAGCGTGGTCTGACGCCCTGCTAGGTGAGGCCAGAATGCTCGTTGGCTTTTGCACCGTGTCGGCAGCCGACCACGAAGACGACACGGAGCGTGCAACAGACCTGCGATGGTTTAACACCAGCGGCGCACAGTCTGCGCGTGTCGCATGCAGGCTCCGTGACCACAGTTACTTCCTTCGGTATCCAGACGAGTTCACTATCCGATCGTATTCAAACGGATACCAAACTGAACTCGACAAAATCATGGCCGGTCACGGCACGCATGCGCTGTATGGATTTCGAACGCCTGACGGCCAGCACATCGGGGCGTGGAGATTCTTGGATTTGTTTGTCTTTCGCAGCTGGTACTTCAGCACGCAAAAAAGTGTTCTTGAGGGCCGCATTCGGCAGCAGTGGTCTGTTCAGGACAACGGAGACGGAACCAAGTTTTACGCCTTTAAGTACGACGCATTGCCACAAGGATTCGTGATGTTTCAGGGCACAGGAATGCAGGTGTGCGACAACGCAATGGTGGAGGTTGATTTCTAAGTATGGCACTGATGTCACAAGACGTTTACTTGACTGTCGAAGACCTTCGCGTAATCCGTGACTCCCTTGATTACTCGGTGCAGCGGGTAGGCGACTACCAGCACCTCCAGCATTCACACAAACGTGACTCGCTGCGGCCAATCGAGGCGGCAAGGGACAAGGTACGGGCGCTGATAGCAAGCAGGAAGGTGGCAACCAATGGCCGGTGAATGGATTCCACTTGACTGCAACCTGGGCACGAAGCCCGAGGTGCTCGAGCTGGTGGACGAAACCGGGCTGCCTGTTGAGGCGGTCTGCTGGCGTCTCATCCAGTTGTGGTCATGGGCTGCGCTAAACTCGTCGGACGGCACGATCCGGGCCACGCCTGCCCGCCTTGGTGCCGTGGCTGGCGGTGAAGAAGCGTTCTGGCTTGCCGTTGAGCGTGTCGGCTGGGTGACGTTCTTAAACGGCACACTCGTCATCAACGGGTGGGACAAAAGGTTCTCCCGAGCTGCCAAGGCGAGGCTAGAAGACGCCCGCAGAAAGGCTGAAAAACGCGTGGAAAATCGCAATGTCCGGACTTTGTCCGAAAAGTGTCCGGAAAAAAACGGACTACAGGAGAGGACAGTACAGGAGAGGACAGAAGAAGAAATACAACCGGCTGCGCCGGTAGCTACGAGCGATCCGCCGAAGCGGCGGAAACGCTCGCAGCCCCACGATGCCGTCTCGTGGACTGCTGACGCAGGGTGGACGGGCATCACGGACGCCGACCGGCAGGAATGGCGTCTGGCGTACCCAGCGTGCGATCTGGCGGCAGAACTCGCCAAAGCCACGTCTTGGCTCAGGGCGAACCCAGCAAAGGCTCACAAGAGCAACTGGCGGCGTTTCCTTGTGTCCTGGCTGACTCGCTCGCAGGACCGTGGCGGGACGCACCGCGAGCCAGGTAGGCGGCCGGACGAGAAGCCGCCCCCGAAGGCATGGCGGGACGAGTACCGCCCTGCACCGTACCGCAGCCCCAAGGAAGTCGCCGCGCTTGCGGCCGGAATGAAACTCAAGGAGGAGGATCTATGAGCGAGACGATTCAGCCACCCGCCACCGACCGCCAGCGCGAGATCCTCGACTTCGTCCGCGAACGCACGGCGATCTGCGGCCCGACCGTCCGCGAGATCATGGAGCACTTTGGCTTTCGCAGCCCCAACGGTGCGATGTGCCACATCCTGGCCCTGGAGCGGAAGGGGCTCATCCGCCGCCGTGCCGGCCAGACGCGCGGAATCGAGGTGGTGTCATGAGCCGCCGCAAGCCTTCCCCGCAAGCCGTCGCGGATGTCTGCCTTGCCTCGGCGTGGCGTGACGAGATTGACGATGAGTCCAGACTCCTGCTTGAGCAGGCCCACGACACGATCGTGTCGCTGATGGCTCGCCTGGTGGCCACGTCGAAGATTCTCGAAGTGGTCGAAGCCGAGATGGCGTCGCATAAGTTTCCGCTGCTCGGTGATGAAGACCCGGGGATGGCGCTATGACGCTCGAACAATTCGCCCTCATCAGCATCGGCCACATCAGTCTCGCCTGCACGTTCGTGCTTGGCGTTTTGGTTGGGGTTTCACTTCAGAAGAAAAGGAATTCACATGGCTACGGCAACGAAGGAACGTCGCAAGACTGGTGGCATCACATTGAGCGCCGCCGAGCTGAAGAGTGCGCTCGCGGCTGTAAGCCCGGCTGTGCCAACAAGGGCACCAAAGCCGGTGCTGACGAACGTGCGTCTGGGTGACGGGCTCGTGACCGGCACGGATCTCGAGGTGCGGATCGACGCCGCCATCGACTACCACGGCGATGCCATGCTGCTGCCGCACGGACGGCTCATGGCGATCCTCAACGCTGCCGGCGGTGACGAGGTGACGCTGGAGCCGACGGGCGCGCAGTGCGTCGTGCGGTGCGGCCACGGCACATGGACGCTGCCCGTCGAAGACGCGGCCGAGTACCCGCTGTGGGAACCAAAGGACGCCAAGCCGGTGACGCGGCTCCCGGCTGACCAGTTTGCTCGGGCGGTGCGTGGCGTCGTGTTTGCCGCCGACCAGGAGTCCAGCCGCTACGCCCTCGGGGCCGTGCTCGTGGACGTGAAGGACGGCGTGGTCAACTTCGTGGCCACGGACGGCCGCCGGCTGTGCTCGTGCGAGATGGAGCACGACCTGGCCGTCGATGACACCACGACGCTGGTGCCGAGCCGGGTGATGCAGATCCTGGCCCGCGTCGCTGTGGCAGCCGGCGAAGACTCGGTGCAGCTGGAGGCCACGGCGAACGAGCTGCTGGCGACGATCGGCGGCACGACCGTCACGGCACGGCTGACGGAGGGGCGGTTCCCCAAGTGGCGCGACGTGATACCGAAGGACGGCGGCGAGCCGACCACGGTGCTGGCCACCGAGTTGCTGTCAGCCACCAGGGCTGCAGCCATCGTGACGAGCGAGCAGTCGAAGGGCGTGCAGTACACGTTCACGGCTGAGGGCATCCACTTGCACGGGCAGTCGGCCGAGGCCGGCGAGTCGAGCGTGACGTGCGAGATCGTGGAGGCGGGCAAGGCGTGCAGCGTGAAGCTTGACCCGGTGTTCGTGCGTGAGTGGCTCTCGGGCCTTCCGGCTGACGGCGAGCCCACGGTGAGCGTCCAGGCCACGGACGCTCAGTCGGCCGTCGTGCTTCGCACGGACACGTTCACGGGCGTCATCATGCCCCTGGCGACGGAGTGACGATGGAAAACAAGCGTGCAGTCATATTGCACCAGATGTGGACTGCTGGCGAGACTGCCGAGGCGATTGGCAAACGCTTCGGAGTCTCTGCCAGCACCGTCTGCCATTGGGCGCAGAAGTACAAATTGCCAAAGCGACAGAGACCGCAAAAGAACAAGTTTGCAGACCCGTCGCCAGAAGAGATCGAGCGACTCAAGGCTGTGCTAAAGGAACGGCACATTCAAGAGCGGATGCGGGAAGACGTGACGAACACGCAGAGCAAGGTTTCCAAGTGGCGGCGAGGGATATTTCAGCCGAGAGGTGTGGCGTAGAACGCACAGGATCAGGAGCGGCGAACCATGAGCGATGACAACACGCAGGGCGCGGCCGCGATTCAAAACACGCACATGACTGACCAGGAGATTCGCATGAGTGATCCAACGACAGCGACTCCTGGCCTGGAGGGGCCGCTGTGCTACGGATACACGCGCGACGGCGTGTGGCTGGACACCTACTACGGCTGGGTGATTCCTGATGACGCCTCCGTCGCTGATGCAGGCGAGGCGGGGCCGGCCATTGAGCGAGACAGTCAGCGATCAGCGGCACCGTCCGCTTGAGTTGACACGCATGCCATCTTCCGTTTGACCCGGCGGACACCGGGCGTTCACGGAGGATGTCTCATGCGTTTGCTTCTCGCTTGCCTTGTGGCCCTGGCCTGCTTCACGGTTGAAGCCGCCCCGACTGTCATCGTGACGGCCCAGGATCACGCCACGATCATCGCCCGTCGCGGCGTGCTCGTGCATTCGAGCTGCGGCCAGTACGAAGGGATCGGCTGCGGCTCGACGCCCGAGGCCGCTCGGAGGAACTGCTGTTTCTTCGGCAAGCGGGTGATCGTTGAGGAAGGCGTCGCCTACTCGCCGGCCCGTCGCCAGTGGTTCGCGGTGATTCGCTACCGGTGAGCCGTGGCCATCACGTTCTCAGTACCGGGCGAGCCCGTCCCGCAGCCGAGGCCACGCGTCTCGACTCGGGGCGGGTTCGCACGGGCGTATGTGCCAGCCAAGCACCCAGTGCATGCCTACCGGCAATCGCTGGCAGCAGCTGCTCGAGATGCTGGCGTCACGCAAACCGACGAGCCGCTCAGTGTTGTTATCGACGCCGTCTTTGTGCGGCCGAAGTCTCATATGCGGAAGAGCGGCGTGAAACCAGACGCACCGAGGCTTCCCAGGCCCGACGTGGACAACATCGCCAAGGCGGTGCTTGACGCTCTGCAGGACGTAATCGGCGATGACACATGCGTGGCTCGCCTGGTGGTCGAGAAGAGCTACGGACAGGAGGCACGGACTACCGTGCGGATCGGGTGAGCAACGCCAGCCTCTACCGCTACCTCGCCGAGCACTGCCAGCGGCACAAGGTGCAGCACTACCTTGAGATCGGCACCCGTGAAGGCGATTCGCTGCGAATCGTGCTAGAGAACGCCGCCGCCGATCTGCTGTCTGTCTGGGTGGCGGATCTCTGGGGCAGCGACTACGGCGGCAGCGGACGCGGCAGCCATCAGCACATCGAGCAGCTGCTGGACGATTTCAACTTCGACGGCCGCCGTGCGTTTCTCGACGGCAACAGCCGAGACACGATCCCGGCCCTGATGCCCGAGAAAGCCGAAGCGTTCGGCCTTGTGCTCGTGGACGGCGACCACTCTTACGAAGGCGGCATGGCCGACTTGGTGAACGTCTGGCCGCTCGTGAAGCCCGGCGGCTGCGTCGTGTTCCACGACATTACGCACCCGGCTCACCCCAATCTGATGCAGTGCTTTGACGAGTTCGTGGCGAAGCACAACGCGCCGCACGAGATCATCACGGACGGCTACGGCCTCGGAGTCGCGTGGAAGAAATGAACATTCCCGACCATCTCATCTATCCACTGGAGCCGTTCGCCGAGCTGTACCAGAAACGGTACGCGGAAGGCATGGCCCGGCTGGCTCATTCCAAGGTGGCTTTCGTGGGCCTAGCCCGAAACTGTGCCGTGCGGCTGGCTGAGAACCTCGGGCGGCTTGAGCACCTTGTGCGGTCGTGCAAGTCGTGGGCACTGCACATCGAAGAGAACGACAGCACGGACCAGACGCTTGAGGTGCTCCAGGCGTTCGCCGAAGCGTACAAGCAGGCCACGTTCACATCGCAGACGCTTGGCCGCGAGCACTACGGGGCCGAGTTCGCAGGACGCAGGACGATTGCCCTGGCCGAGTACCGCGACGCGTGCCAGCGGTGGGTGCGGGACTGTGCCGCCGACGCCGACTACGTGATCGTGATCGACTGGGACCAATGGGGCGGCTGGTCGCACGCTGGAGTCATCAACGGCATCGGATGGCTCGTGCAATTGCAGGGGGCCTACGGCATGGCCAGCGTCTCACTTAACGAGTTCACGATGCTTGGCATGGGCGAGGATCGCAAGCCGAAGATCGGCAAAGGATGGACGCACTACGATGCCTGGGCGTTGCGTGGAGTTGGGCAGTCTCGTTGCTACTTTGATGACTACACCGCTGGCCTTGGCGGCTGGAAGCACCAGTGGCTGCCGCCGGTTGGCTCGCCGCCCGTGCTCGTCTCGTCTGCATTCGGCGGGCTGTGCATCTACCGCACCGAAGCCTTCCTGCAAGGCACATATGACGGCGTGAAAGACTGCGAGCACGTTCCGTATCACGCAAGCGTCGCCAAGGCGACGGGCCAGCACTTGTATCTGAACCCGTCGCAACGATGCGTCATGGCTTGGATGACCGACAATGAAGGGCTGCACGGCGACCATTAGCGTCGCCGCATTCCGAGCCGATTGGCTGACGCACATGCCCATGCGGGCATTGTGCGAGCGGTGGACCATTTCCCGCGACCAAGTCATACGCCTTAAGCACGTCTGGCATCTGCCACCCCGGCACGACAGGCGACTACGGGCCAAGCCCGTGCGTCAGCGTGACCCGACGCCCCGCGAGATCGAGCAGGCCAGGAAGGAGATCCAGGCGACGTGGAGCGAGGAAGTCCGCGAGGACCGCCGCGTCATCAAGAGCCAGCCCGTGACGCTCAAGCGGATCGAGATGACCGACGAAGCCCGGGACGCGTTCGAGGACCAGGCCGGCGAGGTGCAGTGGTGAGCGGCAACGATCACGTACAGCGGCGGATCGTCGTGGAGTACGGGCAGCTGTACGCGTACTGCTACATGACTGACGGCAACGGCAAGGTGCTCGAGGAGGAGCGGTTCAAGCAGCCCTTTCGGCTCGACAAGCGGGACATCGCAGACGAGGCCGATGACTGCTACCGCAGCGTCTGGGATTGGCTGAACGACACCGTGAACGTGACGCCGCTGCAAGGGGATGAGGACGAGGAGGCAGAATCGGGAGAGGAGGACACGCCGTGACGAACTACGAAGCCACGCCCGCCGAGCTCGACAAGTACGGGGCCAACCTCAACGTCTGGCAGCAGATTCAACTGCTGTCCGCCTGGTCGCCGCTGATCGGCTACGGCCAGCGGTTCGTTAACGAGGTGGACCCGTACAAGCGTTCCATCATCGTCGGCGAAGCCTGCGAGTGGCTGGCGTCCAAGACGAAGGCCGTGACCGATGACCAACTCGTGCGGCTCATCTCGGACGTGCTGAAGACCAAGGAAGGCGAGGCGCTCGTGCGGTTCTGCCTGATGCAAGTCGAGGGCCGCAAGTGAATGTCGAACTCGCATTTCGTGCCGGTGCCCTCGCTCTGGCGGTTGCTCTCGCGGTGGCTCCCTACTGGCCGCAAATCCGAGCGGCCGCGAGTCGTGCGGTGGAGGCCGCAAAAGAAAAGGCCGGTCTCCTGACCAGGCTTGCGGCCGTCGCTCTGCTGGTCGCTGCCGCCTGGGGCAAGGTGCCGCTGCCGACGTTGCCAGCCAGCCCCTTGGCTCCCGTGGCCGTCGAGACGCCGAGTGCCGAGATGCAGACGCTAGTGCAGCCGATTGCCGATGCCCTTCGTGGTGCGTCGGCCGTGGATCGTGCCCTGTGGGCTGAAGTCTGGACCAAGGCCGCGACGGTGGCCGCTGGCGATGCCGTGACCACCGAGGTGGTCTTCACGGACACCCGCTCGCTGCGGGCCTTCACCGCTCTAGCCGTGGACATCGCCTGGCGGCGCATCGGGCAGCATGTGCCCGGCTCCAACGAATCGCTCAGGAAGGCCGTAGAGGCCGCCTACGGGTCCGCTGTTGGCACGGACGTGGTGCCGGTCACTGCGGACCTGCGGGGCCGTTACGTGGCGTTCTGTCGTGCCGTGGCGTGGGCCGGCGTCAACGGGGGCTGACGCATGGCAGAGCACGGCATGGGCTACGTCCCCGACCCGGAAGGTGCCGAAGCGTTCGTGGCAACGCTTCCGCATCCGACTCTCGCAACGGCCGGGCCGGATCTAAAGGCGGCCGACCAGGACGTGCTTCTGTACCCGGCCCTGCTGGCGTGCGACAGCAAGTGGCGTCGTGGCTCGCAAGGTTCAGTGGGTAGCTGTGTCGGCTGGGGAAGCAGCCTTGCGGTAGACGTGCTGGCTGCGTGCGACATTCACTGGCGGAAAGAGCCGGAAGCCTGGCACGGCCGCACGATCGAAAGCAGCCTGTACGGCTTCTCCCGCGTCGAGGCTCGGGGCCAGCGATCCAACACCGGAGGCGACGGCAGCACGGGCTTTCATGCCGCGAAGGCGATCCGTGATTTCGGCTGCCTTCACTACGGCGTTGATTACGGCGGCTTAGTAATCCGTGAGGATAATAAGCAGGCCCGGGATCGTGAGTGGGGCCGCAACGGCGTGCCCGACGCGCTCGAGCCGTTCGCCAAGGAGCGGCGGTGCTCAGAGACCACGCTGGCCACCAACTTCAACGAGGCGGCGGCCGCCATCAGCAACGGCTACCCGGTTGTCGTGTGCAGCGGCCAGGGCTTCAGCATGAGCCGGGACGATGACGGCTTTTGCAAGGCCGGCGGCGTTTGGTGGCACTGCATGTGCCTGATCGGCTTGAGAGGTGGCAAGCGTCCCGGCCTGCTCTGTGCCAATTCGTGGGGCGAATCGAACACCGTGGGCAAGCACTACCCCAACGACATGCCGCCCGCCGTCCGTAACTGCTCCTTCTGGATCGACGGCGACGTGTGCGACCGGATGCTTTCTGGCCGTGACTCCTACGTCTACGCCGGGTACAGCGGGTTCCGTCCGTCGCCGATGCCCGGCAACTGGCTGGAGGGCATCCTGTGAGATTCCTGCTCGCGTTCGCCGTCGTGCTCGTTGGCTGCGTTGCCACGCTGCCTAGTGACAACGGCGTCACCGCCGACCTGGCCTGCGAGACAGCACGCATGGTCGTGCAGATGCGGAACGAGATCGCCCCCAGCCCGGCAAGCGACAAGTGCGAGAACTGCGACGGCACGGGGAAGATCGGCGACGGGCGGATCGTGATGACGTGCCCCATCTGCAAAGGAACGGGCAAGAAATGACGTTGCCAGAACTCCAAGCCCACGTCTGGGATCGCCTGCCGACGCTACAGCGAACGGTTGCCGGCCGTCGCATCGTCTCGCGGATCGTGAAGTCAGCCGTGCGAGGCTGGCCCGTGCCGGTGCTCGAGCAGTGCAACGCAGACGAAACGCAGGTCGTGGCCAAGCACTACACCAAGCAGATCGAGAGGGCCGCCCGCCACGAGTTCGGCATGGGCATCATCCTGACGCTGGTGCTCGGGGCTCTTGTGCAAGAGGTGGTAAAGCTCTTGGTTCAATGGTGGCTCGCACGACAGGAGAACCGCACGCAGATGCGTCTGCTGATGCGTGAGGCACGAAACCATGACTGAGGCGGCGAAAGACACTGCGTTCGGCATCATGGAGCGCTGGGGCTTTCCAGTGCTCGTGGCACTTGCGGCAGGGTATATCCTGCGGAACGACGTGCTACTGCCCCTGGTAGAAGAACACCGCTCGTTCGTGAAACAACTCGGCGAGACGCAACGCGAGATCAGCCAGGCCGTGGCAGAGCAGACGCGGCTGCTCTACGCCCTGCAGCCCAAGGCAGCCAAGGTGGAGAACTGACGCATGGCGATGAATCCGAAGCTGCTGCGGCCACGCTCCACCATTCACCCAGAGGCGGCTAATTGGGCGAATCGAGTGCGAACAAACGGTGGCAGCGTGAGCGGCACGACGCTGTCTGCAGTGTCGAAGTTCTGTGCGTCGATCTCGGCGGCAGGCATCCGCGACCGCTTCTTCCGCCTCAACCTATTCTGCGGCACCGGCCTGTCGGCCTGCCTTGTACCGCTGTATCGCGGGCCGTCGCTGGGCGGGACGCAGTACGGCGGAACCACCGACACGAACAACGGGCCGTTTGTGAGCGGCGACTTTTCTGAGACGGGCGCGAGCGGCGGGCTGACTGGCAACGGCACATCAAAGTATCTGGATACTGGGCTGACGTATGACGCCATGGGCGTGCCATCGACCAACCACATCGGTGTATTCAAGGGCGCTGGGACTTGGAACACCAGCATAGAAATCATCGGAGCAAGAGACGCCGACGACTACTATTACATCCAGGGCCGCGCCCAAGTCGCAGGCGACCACAAGGTTCACGCGTTCAGCGGGCCGGGCGCGTCCGGCGGCAGTTTTATTAACAATGCGACAGTCTCGTCAGCCACTAATTTTTTAGTGGCGTCGCGGAATAGTTCCGCATCGTTTGTCCTCTACCAAAACGCGGCCTCCGTTGCCAGCACATCGTCGGCCGTAACGATTGCCGGCAGCAACAGGCCGTTCCTAGTGTTCATGCGCGATATAAGCACCGGGCCTAGTTTTGCAGGCTGGACCTACCGACTGCTCGGATATTCGTTTGGACTGGGCATGAGTGCGGCGCAGGTGTCGGCCTACAATTCGGCAATGCAGGCACTGCAGACCTCCCTGGGCCGAAACGTATGACGCTCGCCGACCTGACGCTGCCGCTGCCGTATACCGAAGCGCGAGCGCTCGCGTTGGTGTTTAAGCCAGCGATCGCCGGCCGCCTCTCGGAACTCCACGCCCAGCACGGCTCCGCAAATTGCGTACCTGTGCCTCGCGTGCTGACTGACGGCCGCCTGATGCTCTGCGGCGACGTGCTCACCGAGGTGATGCCAGGCGGCTTGCTCCACGCCATGTGGATTCACGCCGACCAAGCGACGCTCCTGTCGAGCGTTGAGGTGATCCCGTGGGCCGATGCCGTGGCGATGCTGCCGCCCGATCCACTGCAAGGCTAACGCCCCCCCACCCTAGCCTAAAGGCACAGGAGACCACGCATGGCTGACTCGATCATCTCGCGCAAGTACCGCGACTTCGACATCACGCTGCACACCGCCACGAGCCTGGCCACCACGCTCGACATGCGTGACGTTGCAGGGGCCGTGCTTTCGATTGGCACGATCTCCACCAACGCCAGCACGCTCCAGATGTGGGTGGGCACCACGCCTACCGGGACGTTCCGCCGTCTGTACAAGAGCGACGGCAGTGTGGCCGACCTGACCCTGGCGGCCTCGAGCACCGACGGCCGGGCCTACTCGCTGCCGGATGAAGTGTTCGGCACCGAGTATCTGAAGATCGTCTCGGCCACGACGAACAGCACCGGCACCAGCGGTGTGGTGATGTTCAAGAGCTGACAAGCCCCCCCTATGCCGCAACGCATACCCGCCCATAGGCCGCTGCGTCTGCGTGCGTCGCGTCAACGGCGAGACGATAGTGCCAGGCCCAACGCGGCGGCACGTGGCTACTGCGACAAGGCACACAGGAGGTGGCGTCAGGCGGTGCTAACGCGGGACGCGTGGCAATGCAGAGCCTGCGGGGCTGTCTGCCAGGAGTACGCACAAGCAGACCACATTGTGCCTGTTAGCCAAGGTGGTGCCAGGTACGACGTGGCGAATGGTCAAACGCTTTGCAGGTCGTGCCATGGACGCAAAACGCGACGCGAGCAAGGCGAAGTCGCGTCGCAAAATCGCGTCGCGGTCGCGTGTGCGAGCCAGGTCGTGGCCTCGCGGCCGACCGCGAGCCGAGACCAGGGTGGTCGAAATCACCCCAACTTTGGCCAATAAAAACCCCGGTCGTCTCCTCTGTGAGCGCGGCCGCAAGTTTCCGCGAGGTTTTTGACCGTGGGAAAACGCGGCCCCAAGCCAGCACCGGCATCCGTGCGAAAGTTGGCCGGCAACCCAGGCAAGCGGAAGATCCGGCCCGACCTGCCGGCCCCGGCTGGATCGCCACCGATGCCGAAGCGTCTCATGGTCGAGCCGCTCGCCGTGGAGAAGTGGAACGAGCTCGTGCCGATCCTGCTTGGCCTCGGCACACTCACCACTGCTGACGGGGAAGCGTTGGCGACTTTGTGCGAGGTGTACGCTGCGACGCAGGCGTGCCTGCTTGAGCTGCGGGCCACTGGCCCGGTGATGCGAACCGACCTGGGTGGTGTCAAACCGAATCCGGCTGGCCCGTTGTATCGCAGTTTAGTGGCGCTCCAGGCTTCGCTAATGGGCGAGTTTGGGTTGACCCCAAGCAGTAGGACGCGGTTAGGTGGCAAGGAAGAAAAGCCAACCGACGAAGTCGAAGAGTTCTTCAAGCTCCACGGTGCCTGATCTCTGCAAAGAGGGGCAGGCCAAGTACGAGCGGGTGGTGCACTTCTTCGAGAAGATCTTGCGCCACAGCAAGGGGCAGAACGCCGGCAAGCCGTTCACGCTTCTGCCGTGGCAGCACCACGTGATGCGAGAGCTCTTCGGCCGGCTGAACCCAGACGAGTTGCGGCAGCACCGCGTCGGGTACATCGAGCTTCCGAAGAAGCAGGGCAAGTCCACCACGCTGGCCGGCATCGCTCTCTACATGACCGCCTTCGACTCCGAGCCGGGGGCGGAAGTCTATGGTGCGGCCTGCGACCGCGAGCAGGCTGGCATCATCTACCGGGAAGCGGCGTCGATGGTGCGGGCTTCGCCGGCATTGTCTCGCCACCTTGAGGTGATCGACAGCCGCAAGACGATCGTGCACAAGGCCAGCAACTCGTTCTACCGGGTGCTCTCAGCCGACGCGTTCCGTGCGGAAGGGCTGAACATTCACGCCCTGCTCTTTGACGAGTTGCACGCCCAGCGGGACCGGCGATTGTGGGACGCCCTGCGATACGGCGGTGCGGCTCGCCGGCAGCCGCTCATCCTGTCGATCACCACGGCAGGCTACGACCGCAAGTCGATTTGCTGGGAGCAGCACGCATACGCCGAGCGGTGCATTGCCGATCCCGGCGTGGACCCGGCATTCTTCGGGTGCATCTACGCAGCCTCGCCCGAGGACGATTGGAAGGACTCCAAGACGTGGCACAAGGCCAACCCGTCATTGGGCGAGACGATCACGGTGGAGTCATTCGCCGCCGATGCCCGAGAGGCCGAGCAGTCACCGTCGAAGCTCAATAGCTTTTTGCGATACAGACTCAACGTCTGGACTACCCAGGACGTGCGGTGGCTCTCGCCCGACAACTGGGCCAAGTGCGGCAAGCCGCTGTCTGGCGATCTCGAGCAGCGTGAGTGGTACGCCGGGCTCGACCTTGCGACCACCTATGACTTGTCGGCCCTGGTGCTGGTGAGCCAGGCAGATGATGGCACCTTCGACGTGCTGCCGTTCTTCTGGGTTCCGCAGGAGAACGCTGCCGAGCGGACGCAGCGTGACAAGGTGGACTACATCGGGTGGATTCGTGACGGGTACATCAGGGCCACGGATGGCAACGTCACCGACTACGACGTAATCCGCCGCGACATCGTCGAGCTATCACAGAAGTTCAATATCCGGCAGGTGGGAATCGACCGCTGGAACGCCACTCAACTCGCTACCCAACTGCAAGGGGAAGGCGTGAATGTGACAGGCTTTGGACAGGGCTATGGCTCCATGAGTAGCCCAAGCAAGCAGCTGGAGAACCTCGTGCTCTCGGAGAAGATCCGCCACGGGAATCATCCGGTGCTGTCGTGGATGGCTGGCAATGTGGCAGTGCAGACCGACCACCAGGGCAACATTAAGCCGAGCAAGGCCAAGAGCACGGAACGCATCGACGGCATCGTCTCGCTGGTGATGGGCCTCGGGCTGCACGCCGTAGCGACTGCGAAACCAGCCGAGCAGAACTGGGACATCATCACCCTATGAACGAAAACGCCGTCGCCGACTACAAGATGTTCGACCTGCGTGGCATCGACTGGCCCGAGGTTTCTTCCAGCCGTACGCCGTCTGGCGTTCGCGTCAACGCCGACAACTCGATGGCGTGCTCGGCATACACGGCCTGCATCCGGGTGATCTCTGACGCCGTCTCGGCTCTTCCGCTCCACGTCTTCGAGCGGCTCGCCAATGGTGGCAAGCAGAAGGCCACGAGCCATCCCGTGTATCGCCTGCTGCACATGCAGCCCAACCCGTGGCAGACGGCCCAAGAGTTTCGGGATTGGATGACGGGCATGTACCTCCACTACGGTGCGAGCTACGCCGAGATCCGCCCAGGTGCTCGCGGTGCCGTCTCGGAACTGTGGCCGCTGCACTCGTCTCGGATGGAAGCCGAGCGGTTGGAAGACGGCACGCTGCGGTATCGCTACCGCGAGCCGAGCGGCCGGCAGACGGTCTACAGCCAAGAGCAGATATTCGCCCTGCGGTTCACGACCGAGGACGGCATCAAGGCGATCCCGACGTACAAGATCTTTCAGAACGCCATCGGGCTGGCCCAGGCGTTGGAGGCCCACGGGTCCACCTACTTCGGCAACGCTGCCCGGCCGGGCATCGTGCTGGAGAGTGACAACCCGATTCCGGCCGAGGCAGCCGAGCGTCTGCGTGAGCAGTGGGAGCGGATGCACCGTGGGCCGGATCGAGCACACCGCACGGCGGTGCTGCCGAATGGCGTGAAGGCTCACGAACTCAGCGGCAGCAACGAGGCGGCCCAGTTCCTTGAGACGCGGCAGTATCAGGTGATCGAGATTTGCCGTGCGTTTCGCGTTCCTCCACACATGATCCAGAGCCTGGAACGCAGTACATACAGCAACATAGAGGTGCAAGGCACCGAGTTTGTGCAGCACTGCCTGCTGCCGCATCTCAAGCGGTGGGAAGCCGCGATCAGCCGTGACCTGATCGTGGACGACGAGCGGTACTTCGCCGAGCACAGCGTGAGTGGCCTACTGCGTGGCGACCACGCGAGCCGGTCTGCCTACTACGTCTCGGCTCTGCAAAACGGCTGGATGACGATCAACGAGATCCGCGAGCTTGAGAACCTCAACCCAATCGGGCCGGAGGGTGACAAGCACTTCGTGCAGCTGAACATGACAACGCTGGACGCTATCGGTACCAGTTCGCCCGATGCTAGCGAGCCCATGGATGGCACGGCCGAAGATGATGCGGAAGACTATGCAACCTCAACCAGCGAAGGCGTGGACATGGAAGCGGCCACGGACTTGCAGCAGCAAGCCCTGAACGGAGCACAGGTTTCCTCGCTGCTTGAGATCATCGCTGGTCTTTCGTCTGGCCTGCTCACTGGCGAAGGAGCAAAGGCACTGATTCAAGGCGCGTTCCCGACAATGCCCGAGGCCACCGTGGACAGCATCATCGCGGGCGTGAACGAAGGCGTCATTCCAGTACAGACTCAACCGACCGGAGGAAACACAAATGGAAATTGAACGCCGCGACTACGAACTGGCGGACGCCGACGAGCTCGTCGTGGAAACCCGCTCAGACGGCCGTGCCGCCATCGTCGGATACGCCGCCGTCTACAACCGGCTAAGCCTCGACCTTGGCGGATTCAGGGAAGAGATTCTTCCCGGTGCGTTCGACCGCATCCTGTCTAAGCGAGGCAAGGACGTGGTGGCGTTGTTCAACCACGACTCCAACATCGTGCTGGGCCGTTCCTCGTCTGGCACGCTGGAACTCTCTAGCGACGAGAAGGGGCTGAAGTACGTGGTGACGCCGCCCGTGAGCCGGGCCGACGTGCTCGAGCTCATCCAGCGGCGCGACGTGCGTGGCTCGTCGTTCGCCTTCACGGTGGAGCCCAAGAATGAATCCTTCCGCACTGGCGAGGACGGCAAGGCCATCCGCCAGATCCGCGAGGTATCGGGCCTCTACGACGTGGGGCCTGTGCTGAACCCGGCCTACCCTTCCACGTCTGCATCCGTGGCCATGCGTTCGTACGAAGCCTGGCTGGCAACGCAGACGCAGCCCGAGCCCGAGGCTGTGGCCGCTGAGATCGTGAAGCGTTCGCTGGTCCGTGACGCCGCTGCGGCGTGGGCTCTGAGGCTTCGCCGTGTCTGAAGCACGCTGCACCTGCGGCGAAAAACTCCGGTGCCGATCCAGCCGTCCATGTGGCGACGAACGGCAGCGGTATCTGCGTTGCCCGAGGTGCGGGGCTCGCGCGGTGGCGTTTGTGAAAACAACAGTTTCGCAAGTGCGTTTCTGCAAGGCACCCCGCCCGTAGTGGCACTGTGGACTCCATCGGCAATACCGCCGCAGGAGTCTCACCGAACATGGACAATCTCAAGCGCCTTCAGGACGAAGCGGCAACCCTTGCCAACCGGATCGACGCCGTGCGTGCGATCGAGGCCGAAGACACGACCGCCCGCGATGTCGAGTTGATCGACCTCAACAAGCGTGCCGACGAACTCACCGCCAAGATCGACTTCGAGAAGAAGGTGGTCGAGTCGGCCAAGAATCTCCGCAGCGTGGTTGATCGCTGCTCGCCGGCCCCCGAGGCCACTGAGGAGCGGAGCGAGAAGGTCCGCATCGAAGCGGTCCCGTTCTCGGGTCGGCTCCGTGCGTTTGAAAACGCCAAGGACGCCTACTCAGTGGGCATGTGGTTCAAGGCCAAGAGCGGCGATGTCGACGCGAAGCGGTGGTGCCAAGACCACGGCGTCGAGTCTCGCGCCCAGGGTTCGACCGGCAGCACCACGGGTGCGGCCTTCGTGCCCGACGTTCTCTCCTCGACCGTCATCCGGCTCGTGGACCAGTACTCGGCCTTCGCTCAGAACGCCACCAACGTGGTGATGCCGAGCGACGTGCTGCTGTTCCCGCGTCGGACTGCCGGCGCTACGGCGCACTGGATCAACGAGAACGCCGCCATTACCGCCAGCGACCCGACCTCGAACCAGGTCACGCTGACGGCGAAGAAGGTCACGGGTGCGGTGACGATTGCGAGCGAGCTCCTGCAGGACTCCATCGTGTCGATCGCCGACTGGATCGCTGCCGAGCTCGCCCTGACGCTCAGCAACGCCGTGGAAGAGGCTGCGTGGAGCGGCAACCCCAGCAACGCCCCAGCGGTTGCCGGGCTCGTCACGACTTACACGGGTGGCCTGCTGGCGGCGTCTGCTGCCACCTACGCCGCCTCGCTCGTGACGGCTGCCGGTGACACGCCCGACGAGGTGACGAAGGCCAACCTCCTGGCGATGATGGCCAGGGTTCCGCAGCACTCGCGTGCGGGTGCCAAGTGGTTCTGCTCGCCGTTCTTCTTCGCGGCGTGCATGCAGAACCTCGACCTCGCCCAGGGCGGGTCGGTGGGTTTGTCGCAGGGCATGGGTCCGACGTTCCTCGGCTCGGAAGTGGTCCTCACCGACCGCCTGCCGGCCGGTGCGGACTCGACGGGTGCCATCATGGCGCTGTACGGCAACATGGCCAACAGCTCCTACTACGGCATCCGCCAGGCCATCGAGATCGCGTCCAGCGATCAGGTGAACTTCCTGTCGGATCAGACCGTGATCCGTGCGGTGGCTCGCGTGGCCATCACGCACGCCAACCTGGGCACCGACACCGTCGCCGGCCCGATGATCGGCCTGGTGGGTGCGTGAGCCTGACGGCTTGACGTGAAGTGCAAACTGGGCGGGCCGCTCCACAACGGGGCGGCCCGCTCTCTTTTGTTGAGGCACGCATGCTGGTCAAGGTCGGCGGCACGGAAGTTGACATCCGTGTGGAAGCCATCCTGTCGATGCCGAGGTTGAGTTTTACGGCCAACCATTTCGCCTGGGCTCAGGCACTCATGCCGCTCGGCATTCGCCCCACAATGGGCACTGGTGCGTTCTGGAGCCAGGTGAACACCCGCGTGATGGAACAGTTCATTGACAAGGCCGAATACCTGCTGGCCATCGACTACGACACGTTTTTCACGAAGGAAGACATCGAGCACCTCTTCGCCCTGGCGATGACCTTCCAGTGCGACGCCATCACGGGCCTGCAGACGAAACGGGAAGACGGCCGCCCGATGCTCACGCTGAAAGGCATGCTGGACAACCCGCCGCCAGACGGCAGCACCAAGGTGGATAAGGCGTGGTTTGCCGAGCCGGTGCAGGAAGTGGACTCGGCCCACTTCGGACTGACGGTCATTTCCACGGCCGCACTCAAGCGGTGCAAGAAGCCGTGGTTCTGGAGCAAGCCCGGCCCGGACGGATCGTGGCATGAAGGCCGCGTCGATGACGATATTTGGTTCTGGAAGAACTGGCGAGAGAGCGGCAACAAGGTCTACGTTTCGCCCCGCGTCGTGCTAGGCCACGGCGAGTATGTGGTGACGTGGCCCGGCAAGAATCTCAGCAGCCCTGTTTTCCAGTGGGCCACAGAGTTCACGAACACGCTGAAACGCCCCGAGTCTGCATGGAGTGTCCCCCAATGAAGAAAATCACATTTACCCGTGCGTGGCGTGCCTACCGCAAGGGGCAGTCGGTAGAGATGACGGGCGGGCTGGCGACGCAGCTGGTGGCCCAGGGCGTGGCCATCGAAGACCGGCAGCAGGATCTGATCGAGACGGCCGCCATCGAGCACGACGCCGAGACGGCAGACGCCACGCCCAGGAGACGAGGACGCCGTGCAATACAGAAGCCTGACTCGTCAGACGCCGCCAGCGGTTGAGCCCGTTACGCTCGCCGAGGCTAAGGCCCACCTGCGGGTCGATACCAGCGACGATGACACCTACATCGGCACGCTGATTGCTGCGGCCCGTGAGTGGTGCGAAGAGTATCTTGACCGCACGCTAGTGCATACGCAGTGGTTGGTGCGGTTCGACACGTTCCCGCCGGACGGGACGCACGACATCGAACTGCCACGCCCGCCAATGGCTGCCGCTGGCACGGCCACGGCGGTGGCTCTGACGTTCACGTTTGAGAACGGCACAACGTCCACCTACTCGACGGCGAGCTACCGCGTGGACCGGGCCGGCACGCCTGGCACCGTGAAGACGCTCTACGGCCAGACGTGGCCGCCGCATCTGCGGGATGACAACGCCATCAGCGTGACGTGGTGGGGCGGGTACGGGGCGAGCGGCACGAGTGTGCCGGCGGCGATCCGGCACGCGATCCTGATGCTGGTGGGCCACTGGTACGAAAGCCGCCAGGCTGTGATGGCGACCGGTGCCGTGCCGCAGGAGGTGCCGTACGGCGTGCAGTCCCTGCTCGACTCGCAGCGGTGGGGGGCCTATCGGTGATCGACCCAGGCAAGCTCCGCGAGCGTGTTACGGTGCAGGTCGCCAGCGGTGCCACAAACACTCTCGGCGAGACGGTCCTGTCGTGGAGCAACTCGTCAGCCGTGTGGGCGAGCGTGGAAGGCGTCTCGGCTCGTGAGGCTCTGGCGGCTGGCCAGCAAGACACCACGATCACGCACCGGGTGCGGATGCGTTATCTGCCTGGCCTGACGCAGCGCGATCGCTTTGCCTGGCGTACGCGGACGCTCAACATCGTTAGCCTGCTCGAGTACAGCAACCGCAGCGAACACGTCGCTATCTGCGAAGAGGTGACGTGATGGCAGGCGGCATCGAAGTCAGTGTGGAGTTCCCCGAACTGGAGGAACTGAAGGCTGCGTTCAGGTCTTTGCCGAAGAATATCTCGGCTAAGTACATGGCGGCTGCCTTGGGCCGTGCCTTGGAGCCCGGCTTTCAGATGCTCAAGACACTGACGCCGCGAGGCCCGACAGGAAACCTGAAACGGGCAATTCGTAAAAAGACCAAGCGGTACACAAAGACTGGGTCTGGCGTGGCACTTGTCGGGTATACCGCACCGCCACGCGGCAAGAAGGACGCTAAGTCAAACGAAAAAGGCTACCACCAAGGGTTTGTCGAGTTCGGCACCAAAGAGCGTCGCACTAAAGGAAACATCGCCAGCAGTTTCAAGAGAAGCGGTGCAGTGAAAGTTGTTGTCGCACGGCGATCTGGTGCGGTGACTACCAAGCCGAAGCCGCCAAAAGGCTTCGTAAAGGTAGCCAAGAAGGGATCTACCGTAGATCTCGGAAAGTTTCCGCTTGGCGGAAAGGCAGGAGTTCCGCCGGTGAAGACTGCGTTCGAGCGTACGCGGTCGCAGGTCTCGGCAAATCTCACAAAGGAGATGACTGCCGCCCTGAATAACGCCATCAAGGAAATGGCCAATCCATTCAAAGGAAGGGCTGGCGGCAAATGAGCCTCAAATCCCCAGAAGCCGTCCTCCGCACAGCCCTGGTCGGCACCACGGCCGTCACGTCGCTGGTGAGTTCACGCATCTACCCGGTGCTGGCTCCGGCGTCGGCGTCGCTGCCGTTCGTCACGTGGCGACGTTCTGGCATCCAGCGTGAGCAGACGCTCGGGCGGCCGATGGGCATGCCGCGAGTCAGCGTTGAGTACAGCATCTACGGCACGACGTACGAAGAGGCCCGCCAGGTCGCCGACGCCATGCGGCTCGTTCTGGATGGATACGGCGGAACGTCGAACAATACAGAAGTGAAGCAAACGTCGTTGGAGGACGAATCCGACGACTTTGTGCAGCTGGCTGGAGCGGATCTCCCGCCGGTCTATCAGGTGACGCAGCGGTACGACTGCTGGTGGAGCGAGGGATAAAGCATGCCATACACGCCCCATGATTCGAGCGGCACGACCTTCACGTTTGCAGGCACCGTCTACACCGTCACGAGCATCACCTACTCAATCACGGACAACGCTGCCACCGATCAGATCGACGTGTCACACCTGGGCCAGACCACCGGGGCGACCGTGCTGACGATGAGCCGCCCGCTCAAGGGCTCTGCTGGTGACACCGGCAAGGAAGTCTCTGTCGAGTACCTGGCTGCGTCCGGCACGCCGGTTGCCCAGGGTGCCACTGGAACGCTCGCCATCACTGGCGGGATCACGCTGAGCGTGACCGCCACGTGCAAGTCTTCCAGCGTCACGCTGACGGTCAACGACGCCGTGCGTGGTTCCGCTTCCTTCCAGGTGCCGTAGTCGCACGGAGGCTTACCCGTGGCGGCTCATAGCACTGGCATCTCTGTCACGTTTGACGGCGTGGCGTTCTCCGAGGTTTCGGAGTTGTCGTGGCAATACGGCGGCGGCCCAGCCAAGGGCCGCTCATCGCTGTGGACCGATGAGGTCGGCACGGTCACTGTCGGCTGCATGGGCACGGCCAACATCACCACGGCGAAGTACGGCACCAGGGCTGACATCGTCATCACTGGCGGCGGCGCTGGCTTGACGAGCAAGGCAGTCTATGAGGGCTTGAGCGTCGCGCCCGAGTTGAACGGCGTAACCCGTTACACCGTGACGTTCAGACTTTTGGATGGGTGACATGGGACTGAAAGAACAGATCAAGGCCGCAAGCGTTCGCAAGCCGCTCAAGGTCCACGTGAAAGAGTGGGGCTTTGATGTGCACGTCCGCGTCATGAGCGTCGGCGAGCGGGACGCATGGGAACTCGCGTGGATCGACATCCGCAGCAAGGGCATGGAGAAGTTCCATAACTTCCGTGCGTTCTATCTCGTACGGACTCTCTGCGACGAGCACGGCGTGCGGATCTGGAAAGACGATGAGATTTCCGAGGTGGCCGATCTCGACGGTGCAGTTATGGGCGAACTGTTCGACATCGCACAGAAGCACAACAAACTCACGGAGGCGGACGTAGTCGAACTCGCCGGCGAGCTTTAGCGCGAGACCGTCGCGGCAGTTCCTGTTCATGTTGGCCGGGCATCTAAAGATGACGGTCGGCGAGCTCGAGCAGCGGATGGATTCACGCGAGCTATCGGAGTGGCTAGCCTTCGCCCGCTACTTCCAGCCGCTAGACAACTCATGGGCTCAGACGGGCGTGCTTGCTAGTGCAGTGCTGGCACCGCACTCACGCCGAGGCCAGTGCCCAAAGCCAAGAGACTTTATTCCGACCGAAAGACCACCGCAGCACAAGACGCAGATGCTCGACGTGCTGGCCCAGATGAAGATCGACTTGGACGGCAAATGACATGAGCACGGCACTCGGACTCGCGATGCAGATCAGTGCCAATACGGCACAGCTGGCCCAGGCCGTGGCCGATGTGAACCAAAAGCTCGACTCCATGGGCGAGGCCGGTAAGAAGGCGTCGGCCGATCTTGGAACGCTGAAGAACATTGAGATCGGCAAGTTGGCCCTGGGCGGGCTCCAGGCTGCCACGTCTGCTTTTCTTAGTCTCTCGGGTGCCGTGACTGGTGCCGTCACGTCTGTCACGTCTTTCGCCTTGAGTGTTGGCGAAGAGCTCGACGCGTTGAACGACGTGGCCAACCGCACCGGCGTCGGCGTTGAGGCGTTGCAGGCTTACGCCAGGGCGGCCGCTGACACTGGCGTGAGCGTGGAATCGTTTGCCAAGCAGATCCAGAAACTGACGATCAACATTGGCAAAGCGACGCTCGACGAGAAGGCGCAAAAGAAGTTTGAAGAGCTCGGCATCGTGTTCACCGATCTCAAGGCCGCTACGCCGGAAAAGCAGTTCGAGATGGTTGTCGATGCGTTGGCTGGCATTGCCGATCCCGCCGAGCGTGCCGCCAAGGCCGTGCAGTTCTTTGGCAAGGGCGGCATCGAACTCGGCGAACTCTTCACGCTCGGGCCTGGTGCTCTGACGCAGATGCGGGAAGAGGCTGTCTCGCTGGGCCAGGTGGTGAGCGAGGACGCCGTCAAAGCCATCGACAGCATGAATGACTCGTTCGCCACCGTCTGGGCAACGGTCAAAGGGCTGGCAGGGTCGATCCTGGGCGAGCTTGCTGGCCCGATTAGCACGATCGCTCAAGAGCTTCTGGGCGTGATTAAGCAGGCCGGGCCGCAGCAGATCGCCCAGCAGGTGGCCTCTGGCTTGCTCGATTTCATCAAGCTCGCCGGCAATGCGTTTCTGGAACTGGCTAAGTTCATTGAGGCTTTCGTCAAGAAGTTCGCCCCGATCCTTGGCCTGGACATTCGGAGCGAGACCGAGAAGGAATTGGACCGGCTGCGAGCCGAGCAGCAGGCTGCCGTGCAGGGAGCCGGTGCCACGGTCGATGGCTTCGGCAGGCCGCTGGCGAATGCGGCAGACGTGGAAGAAGAGAATAGGAAACGTACCGAGCAGATCGCCCAACTCGAGGCGCAGATTGCCGCCGAGGCGGCTGCCGGCGTTCTCAGTCAGTTCCAGGCCAACTTCAACGCTGCCATCGACACGGCCCGCACCAAGCTCGAGGAGAAGATGCAGGCCGGCACGCTCACGGAAGAGGACAGAAAGCTGCAGGAAGCCCAGCTGCGTGAGCTCCAGCAGTTCAACAGGAACGGCCAGATCGGCACCGTGGAGATCCTCAACTAGCCATGGCCGTCATCTCCTACCGCGAAGTCATCCCGCGTACAGCCTCACACAAGTTCGGAGAGGCTCCGACTGCGGAGCGGAAATACATCGTCACGGTCGATGAGCCGACGCCGACGCAAACGCTGGTCAACGCTGTCGGGATTTTCCACGCGGCCGCCCACCCCGAGTTTTCGTACCTCAAGTGCCTCAACATTCAGGTCACGGAGACGGATCGGCACCACGCCGAAATCACGTACAGCTACGAACTGCCGAAGCAGGAAGAACTCGACCCAAATCCGCTGGCACGGCCTGACGTGTGGTCGTTCTCGATTGGCGGTGCCCAAGTGCCGGCCCTCGTCTACTACGACGGCAGTGGCAACGGAAGCCGTCTGCCGCTTGTGAATGCGGCGGGCGATTTCTTTGAGGGGCTTACAACGCTTGAGGCCGAAGTTAGGGCGTCAATTTCTGGCAACCGGCCGACGTTCCCGCTGGCCAATGCGTCGGCGGTCACGAACAGCGTGAACGCATCGCCGTACCTTGGCGGTGCCGCTCACACCTGGCTGTGTGCTGGGATCAGCGGGCAGCAGGCCACTGAGGTGGTGAACGACGTGGAGTTGCGGTATTGGCAGATCACCGTCGAGCTTGTTTACCGGGCCAGCGGTCACGATCTGCTGTTGCCCCACGTTGGGTGGCACTACGTAACGAACAACGGCGGCTCAAAGTTTCGTACGTTTGTGCGAAGCAAGGATGGGACCGACGAGGACGCGTCTGCGCCGCAACCTCTCAACAGTGATGGATCGCAGAAGTACGTCGGCGGAACCTCTGGCCCGCCCGACATTCTCACGCGCCGCGTGTACCCAGAAGCAAACTTTTCCAATTACTTCGGCACGCCGCCGTTCTAAGGAGCACCAATGCCCGACATCAGTTACACCATCACCGGCCAGGTCAGCAAAGGTGCCCTGTCGCAGTCCTTCGCTGCGTCTGGCGTCACGGCTGACATCGCCACGGCTGGCGTTCTCTCGGTCACGCTGAACCTGGGCACGGCCGTCACGCAGATTTCCACGGCCACTCTCGGCTCGCTGGGGTTGTGCTTCGCCCGTTCGCTGGCAAGTGCCACCACGCACACAGTGAGCTTCGGCCGTTACACTGGCGGGACGCTGCATGAGACGGCCCGGCTCAAAGCTGGCGAGGCCGCTGTGTTGCGGCTGGCGGCTGGGGACTACGCTGCCAAGGCGGCCGTCGAAGGCACCCGCCTGGTGCTCACCGTCTACGAGGACTGAGCCGTGGCACAAAAGCCAGACGGCAAGGCCGCGAAGACCGAGCGGGTGACATTCACTCGCCCGGCGGCTGAGCGTATTGCCAAGATCGTTCGCCGCGTCGAGCAAGGCGACCGTGGGGCGGAGCCGCTGACATTTGATCGAGCGGGAGGAGGCTCGCAATCCAAGCAAATACGCGTCTGTACTTTCACCGGGTCGTGGAGCATCAACCAGGCAAAAACCCTGACGTTCCAGGGTGTCACGGCGACCCCGAATACCGTAGTCGCCACGAATCAACTGTTCACAATCGGCGACGCCTGCGAAGAACAAGTCGCCTACATCGGCAAGGTTTCGTCGCCTGGCCCTGCCGGCGCTACGGCCGCATGGCATCTGCTTAACGTTCAGCACCACGAAACGGCTGTGTTCGTCTCCGTCACGTTGACCACGTCTGCCATCGAGTTCACTCGTATCCGAACCTGGATCCCGTACCCCGGCGAGACGGCGACTATCTCGCTGCCCATCTCGGCTGAAACCGCATGTTCATAATCAACGGTGCGTTGGCCGTGTTCAACGGCCTGATTGTGCAAACAAGAAAGTTCTGGTGCGAGTGCGTTCTCGGCGGCGTGTGCTGCAACGGCGTATGCCACTGTGACGAGGGCCAGTGCTGCAACGACGAGTGGAAGACGGAGCCTGGGTACTGCTGCGGCGACGAACTGTGGAGTCCAGAGAACGACCCTGACGCGCCGTGCGAGGAGGGCTGGACGTTCCTGCGGTGGGGTGACGGGGTCGATCAGTGCTGTGGGTGCGTGTCTCCAGAGATCATGGACCCAGCACAGAACGGCGGCATCGAAGGAGCCGAAAACGTCGCGGCGTCTTTGTGCTGCCCAGCGTGCGACGGCATTGTGTTTCGCGACCAGTGGGGGGAGTGTCCGGGCCGGTGCTGCGAAAACGGCAACTGCCAGAACAAGAAGCCTTCCGAATGCGCCGGTGAGGTTCTTGGCGGCTGCTGCGATCGCGGGTGTCCGGTGCCGTGCTGTGACCCAGATGGGGAATCGTGTGAAGTCATTGACCAGCAGACGTGTCCTGCGCCGCTCATTCGCGGCGTGGGCAACAGTTGCGACGAGGCCACATGCGTGGGGGCGTGTTGCGTCTATGACGAGGAAAACGGCTACGTCCTGCACGAGTCGTCGCCGACAACGAAGGCAAACTGCGACGGAGTCGGCGGCGAGTTCCAGGGCGTAGGAACGACGGAGTGCCTTGGATGCACGGAGCCTGGATTTCCACAGGACGCTCGCTGCCGACCGCCGCTCGATGCCTGCTGCTGCGAAGAAACGACAAGCAAGGCCGCTGGCCTGACCTTCTACCAGCCACGCACTAAGCGGCTGCCGCCGATCAGCGACACGGTGTGGGTGCGGGTGGAACTTGAGTCTATGTCGGCCGTCCGCGTTCACGGCGAGCTTTACATCCCGACGCCATACGACCGGTGCGTCCGCGAGACGATTGTGTTTCCGCTGTGCTGGGACGCATTCAACGTCGAGCCGGTGCCGTGCGGTTCCAACTTCCAAGACCTCAAGATCAAGGTGTGCTGGGATCAACTGGCGACCGACCTTGAGACGCTCAAGTTCTCGGGCTGCAACAATATCACCGTCTGGCTTGGCAACTGCCTGTACGAGTGCAAGACGGTGATGACCTACGAAGGCCCAGGCCACACGAGCAACGCCAGCATCGTAATGCGAGGCGACGGCGAGATTCGCGCAGACGGCACGGGGCCGCTCGTGCTAACCAGCGCCGTCACGCACGCTGGTAACTGCGACAGGACGCTGGCGCTGGCCGGCTCCAGCACGCACCTCAACGAGATCCGACGAATCGGCGACCCCGCTGGCAGCAACGTTTGCAACGTTGTCAAAGAAGGCAGCGGATTGTGGAGAATGAACGCCACCAGTAAGGATTTCAACGGCACACTGACCGTCAAGGGCGGCACCATGCAGGTCGCAAATGCCGGGGCGGTCGGAAGTCCGGTTGCCATCGGGGACACGGCTGTGGGTGCGAGCGGGATCGCGGCGTTACTGCTCGAGCAGGGCGTAAATACATCCGCCAGTTTTGATGTTCGCCCTCCGTCTGGTTCGCAAGTGGTGCTGATCGGCGGTGCCAACACTTCCGGTACGGCGACGTTCTCTGGCGGCAATGTCCGAATGAGCCGCGATGTGACGCTGGTGGCCGCGACTGGCGGCACAGTTCGTTTTGAAAACCGCTGGGCCGGCGTCACCAACGCGACGCCAGCATCCCAGAACGTGACGATCGGCGCGGCGGGCTACGCGGGCCGGGTCGTGCTGGATAGTTCCGGCACGTTCGCCACCAGCGGTTCAGTGGCCATTCTTTACGGCACTGTATCGGTGGCGTTGTCAACGACTCTCTCGGCAGCAGGCGGGCTGGCGCTGTCTTCCGGCACGGCACTTCAAGTCCATGGACAGTCGCCGTTTGGGATTGATTCAACCACCGCCGTAACTGCCGCATCCGCCACGATCACAGTGCAGGAGGAACCAGGCGACCCGCCTGCGTCGCAGTCCTTGGACGAGCTGACCGTCACAGGAACGCTGACCTTGGACGGCAGCGGCTCGCTCACAGTCGCCGACCTGTCTGGCGCGGGCAGCATTGTCAATGAAGATGGCACGCTGACGATCAACCAAAACAGCATGGCCGGCAGTCTGTCGATCACGGGCGGCACGGTGATCGCCAACGAGCCGATCACCAACCCCGGCGGGCTGGTTACGTCTGCCACGTTTACAAGCAGCACGCTGACGGTGGCGTTTTCTGGCGACCCGGCGTCCGGGGCTGCGTATGTCCTGCTTTCTGGCCCCACCGTCAACAGTTATGGGACCGTCACACTGACGGGGACTACGAAAGCAGGCACCTATAACTCCGCGACATCCACTCTCACGATCACATAGCCATGAGTTGCGTCGAAAAAATCTACGAGAACGGCGAGGCCGTCTACCGCGACTGCCACACCGGCGCGCCGGCAGCGGCCCACATGCCGGAAACCGGGCCGGGGACGGAACTCAAAACGCTGCTGAAGGACTGGTTCGGGATCGTCGCCAACCTCGGCTGCTCGTGCAACGCGATGGCTAAGAAGATGAATGCCAACGGGCCAGAGTGGTGCCAAGGGCCGGGGATGCCGGAAATCCTCAAGGCCATGCGGACGGAGCATTCCAAGCGACGAGCCAAGCGCGAGACGATCCTGCCGTGGAGCGAGACTGGGGCGAAGTGGCTGGTCAGGGTCGCTTGCCAGCGTGCTAAGTCTGTCGGTTGACGCCACCGCTAGGGTGGCGGGTGAAAGGACTCGCCATGGCCGGCTGGCTGATCGCACTCACCGGATTCGTCTACGCCTACGTCGCGGCGGATCTCGCGTGGCACGGGAAGTCGGGCCTGGCCATCGCGTACCTGGGCTACGCGTTTGCGAACGTCGGTCTGTACATGGCGGCCACGAGGTGACCCGTGCCCGACGATCACGTCTTCACGCTGAACGGTGACGAGCGGTGGCTCATCCGGTTCACCACGCTGAAGGGCGCAGCATACGGCTACACGTTCAGCCAGAAGGCGAAGAACCCGCGAATCATCCTTGACGCCCGCATGCGTGGGCGAAAAAAGCTCGAGGTGCTGGTGCACGAGCTGCTGCACGCGTTGAACCCGACGCAGAGCGAAGAGCACGTCGAGCAGCAGGGCAAGGACATCGCACGCGTGTTGTGGAGCCTGGGGTATAGGGAGGTGCAGGATGGCTAGATCAGCCGGGACGTTTCGCCGGAAGAACGCCTCCGATCCGTGGCTCGTCACGTCACTTGACGGCGGCGTCACTCGCATCGACTTCCAGACTCGCCTATGGGTTTTGCTCTCCAGCGATTGGCACTGGGACTCGACCAAGTGCAACCGCGAGAAGCTGGCCTCGGATCTACAGAAGGCGAAAGAACTCAACGCCGCAGTGCTGTCAATCGGCGATCACTTCGACGCCATGGGGGGGAAGTACGATCCCCGCAGCAACGGTAAGTGGGACGTGCGACCAGAGTTTCAGCGTGGCAACTACTACGACGATATCGTCACGCAGTGTGCCGAGTGGCTGGAGCCGTACCGCGAGCAGATGGCTCTCATCACGCCAGGCAATCATGAGACGGCCGTACGGAAACGCATGGAGACGTGCCTAACGACCAGGCTTGTGGAGCAGCTGCGGGTGCGTGGCTCCAAGGTGCGGCACTCTGGCTACTCGGGGTGGATTCTGTTTCGTGCCAAGAACGGCAAAACCAGCTCGGCTCTATATCGACTTTGGTACCACCACGGCTACGGCGGAGGCGGCCCTGTCACTCGAGGTGTGATCGACTACAGCCGATACCTTGTGGACGTTGACGCCGACTGTATCCACGCCGGGCACGTGCACCAGCGGACGCTCATTGAAGCGAGCCGGCAGCGGCTGTCGCCTACCGGCATTCCACGTATTCGGCCGATGCACCTCGTTCGCTCAGCGGCCTACAAGCAAGAGTGCTTGACCGATGGCTGGGCTGTCGAGAAAGGCATGAGCGCTCGGCCGCTTGGCGGCTGGTGGATGCTGCTGCGATGGAACACGGACAGCACGGAGTTGCGTGCGTCGTTTCACGACTCGCCGCGTGATGACAACGACGACGCTTGACGCACGCCGCATGCTTTCCATTTTCCCGAAAAAAGGAATGCCATGAGCACGACACTCGAAGCGGCCAACGACGCGATGCGGGCAGCAGTGAAGACCAGGCTGGAAGCCACGCCAAAGGATGATCCCAAGATGCGGGGCTATGTGTCGCCGGCTGTAACGGAACCTCTGCCGGAAGTCGCAGAAGCAGAGGAAATGCAACACGACAGCGAGACCTATGCCGATTGGGACAGGTTGCGTGGCGACGGGTTGACGCAGACCGACGTGCACCCAACCAGCCAGGCGTTCTTCGACCTGTGCGACGCTCTGAAAGAAATGCACCGCAGGAAATCTTCCGATTACGGATGCCCGAGCGGCACAGATCCGCTGGCAAACAT